ATCTAGTAATCCCATGTTCATTTTCCCCCTTGAGTTCTTTAATGATTCCAACAATCTGATCATGTTTTTCTTGTTTCAATGGTTTAACTAACATGTTCATGTACGCCTGTGCAGTGATTCCCAGCTTAGCTGCAATCAATCTGTTTGGAATCCGGTAAGACATATAACGAATATCTTCATTCGCGTGTTTCCGCATAACATACGGCCTCCTTTTTTTATTTATGTGATAATTATAACTCTAATTAGTTCGCTTGTAAAGTTAAATCGCATATTTTTAATCCAATTCCACCAACATCGCGCAGCTTGCTTTTTACAACGTCTACTGCATGGCAGTCGTCATTAACGAACCAAAATCCGCCGGTTTGTTTTCGCTTTCCTTTAATAACAGCAGTAATTCTAGAACCGTCAACCCCAAGTTCACGGTCGGCTTCGCTTCGTGCACAGAAATGTGATACTTCAAGCGTGTCTAAACTGATTGCAAAGACGGGTTTCCCTTGTGCTTCTAATCGTGATATTCCGTGTTTTTCTCGATACTGGTTATTGTACGAAGCAGTGCAAAACTCCAAATTTTCAACGTGGTTGTTTTTCCGGTTGCAATCCCGATGATTGACCTGTGGTAAATTTTCTGGATTATCAATGAATGTTTGTGCAACAAGACGATGAACACTTTTCATAATCCATTTTTCATCAACTTTAATCGGTGCTTGCAGATAACCACTGTGGTCATTATATTGCTTTAAAATCCGCCCTTTTACGAACCGCGTTCCATTTCCTTTACTTGATACCACTCTATCCAGTGTTCTAACTCTACCGAACGTTGATACTTCTGTTCCTGTGTATTCAGGATGCGCCCGCCAAATTTCTTCTTCACTATTAATCATTGCAATTTCCTCCAATGTTCTAAATTTTATTATTATCCCAGCGTCTTGCAAAACGCTCTATTTCTGCCTCGTCACACTGTGAAGCCTTTAAAACTTCCACTGCCAGATCTTCATCGTTGGCTTCTTTCGCCCGATTCAATGCCCAAAAGGTGATTGAATTTCTGCTCCCTACCGCTGCTGAAGCTACGCGACTAACAATTCCAGTCGTGTCACGAGGCAATGAATAACTTAACGGCTTGTAATTAATAACGATATTCTTACCGCCAATGAAATATCGGTGAGCAATCGCTTCACAAGTCGTATCAATATCATCTTTCAATAGTTTGCTAACCTTAATGACGTTCTCACGATATTCGTCAGCGTCTTTGCTTTCGATTCCAGGCACCACAATTCGGTAGCGTAACTTATCCGGCTTACTGTTTGAAGTCTCGTAAGCGATAAACGCGTACGGCAATTTAATTTCTTTCAGCGATTTTAGTTTGGATTTATCAACATCAAGGACAACCCCCGTTGCCTTATCAATTTCATCGGTCTTAACGCCTGTTCCGGTGAACATCCCAAACATTGCTTGTTGTTCTTTAGGAACATCGTTAGCCGCTTCAATGTTATCTGACATGTAACCAAACGTAGTTATGATTTTCTTTGGCTTAGTGTCTTTAAGCCCAGCCAGCATTGAAATATTAAATTCATCAAATGACCTTTGTTCAGGTAATTCATTGTTTTCTTTCTCGGCAAAATATCCGTAAATAACCAAATCATCAACGCGTTTAGTCTTGGCACCATCAGGGTATGCAGCCTTCACAATATCTCTACCAAATTCTTTTTTTAGCGATCCGGCTTTGACTGCGCCCATCTCGTTCACATACTTTTTGCATTCCTCAATTCTGATATCTAGTTTGTTGTTCCATTTATTTTTAACGTCAAACAATTTAGTTGGCCGTTCGTAATTGACGTAGTTTAAAATTTCAGCCACATCTAAATTGTGAAGCTCATTTAATTCGTCAAACGTAAAATCTGGTAACGTATGATTCAGCCTAACTAAAATCAATCGCTTTGAAACTTGTGGTGAAGCAAAATAATCTTCTTCAGTGTTGGTAGCAATAACAGATGATCCACTATAAGTTTTAAAATCACGTTCACCTTGTTTGGCCGTCATGCTAGCCATGCGTTGGTTCATGAAGTTTTTAATAAAGTCCGATGAAATTGGTTGCGATTCATCATCGTCATCAGTAATAACTAAAAATTTACCGTTTACCATACCGTTCCAGACACCAGCGTCAAAACTGAATGACTTACGTGTTTGCACATTGGCATCAATGCGGTAGTACAGCGTATCTAATGCATTCGTGATAATCGTTTTACCAGTTGACGGTGCGAACCCAAGCATTAAATGCTTACGTAAACCAGCCTTCTGGTTATCGAACGGATATTTCATGATGTCCGACCAAACACCTTTGTACGTTTCTGATTCCAGATAATCAATAAATCTTTCTAGCGGCTTACATGGAACCGTCATTGCCTCTTCGATCGGCGCATAATCTTTAAACTCGGTAACCTTTTTCGCGATCACCATTAGAACATCATGCATCAATTCAGCCGCTTCGTCAGTTGCTTTTTTAGTGCGCGGGTACGCAACATCTTTTATCATGTCATACAGCCTACTTACATCGTAACTTAATTCTCTAATCGTAAACTCAGCAGTCAATGCACCGTAGACCAGTTTTAATTCCTCCACATTTACGTTCTTAGCGGTTTTAGCCAATGCCGCGAATGTTTTATCACTGTCATCTTCCAAGCCCTGTATGGCCCTGTAAGCCCGATATACGCGTGGCGAAAATTTTTCATTGTTGGTGTTATCTGCAACTGCATACTCTTTAAGTGTTTGCATGGCTACCTTCCTTTGCTAATCTTGCGTAATTTATTCTTAATAGCGTCAGTAGCTTTATCATCGTCGTTCACGAACCAGAAACCACCGGTGCTGTTTCGTCTGCCTTTAATAACAGCGCGAATGTTTTGATCAAAAAGTCCAAGTTCTCGGCCTGCTTCATGCTGTGATCGGAAACGAGATACTTTCAGTGTGTTCAAATTGACTGCTAATAAGGGGTGCCCTGCCGCTTCTGTTTGTGATACCCCATGTTTATTCCTGTATTTCTGGTTATATGATTCATCGCACCATTCAAGATTGCTAACACGATTATCACCTCTATCACAATTTTTGTGGTTGACTTGCGGTAAATTATCAGGGTTGGAAATGAATGTTTCTGATACAAGTCGGTGAACTGATTTAGTAACAAGTTTCCTATTCATGCGAAAACTTGTTTGCAGATAACCAATACCATTGTCCTGTTGTTTCAAAACTCGTCCTTTTACCAACTGCGTTCTATTCCCTCTACACGGAACTACTCTATCTAGTGTTCTAACTCTACCTAATGTTGAAACTTCTAGCTTTTCAATGTATGGGTGTTTTTTCCAGATTTCTGTTTCCATTATTTTTCACCCTTAGCGAAATTGATTGCTTTCCAGTAGTCGTCATTTTTAATTGTTTGTTTTTTAATTTTATCAGCCAGGCGGTTTTTAATCACGCCGCGGTTGTCGGGGTTAACTACCACCGTGTAACCGTCAAATCCTGTTTCTGTCCGACTAACGAGTTTTGCATATCCAGCTACAGAATTGAAAGCCTTAGCATTCATAGCTGGCTCTTCTTTTCCATCTTCAGTGACTAATGACCAAAGTGTGAATAACCCATCGCCTTTGAAATGAATCGCGCACGTACTGAACTTAGATAATAGCTTTTGGACAATGCCATAGGCAGCTCTTCCATCGGTATTATTTCCAACCTTACCATCGGTAATAGCTTCAACTAACGTCGTTTCTAAAGCCGAGAGATTATCGAGCACGACCAGATCATAATCTTTAGCCATATTATCAATTTCAGCAATAAATCCGTCTGCGTCATTATAGTCTGATAATTCCGGTTCTAAGACTGTCACTTCATTTTCATGACCAACTAGCGTGCTGTATGAACTGTCGAAACTGATCACGAGTTTCGTGCCTTCATGGCCTAGCACTAGATGCGTTTTGCCACTACCTACTTGGCCTAAAACCACATAAATATTCGCGCTGTTAGTAAAATTGACAACTTTTTTCATCTGATTATCTCCCTTGTTTAATCTTTAATCCAATTCCACCAACATCATGAAGCTTGCGATTAATAGCATCATCAGCATTGTCATCGGCGTTAGTGAACCAAAAGCCACCGGCTTGTTTTATTCTGTCTTTAATAACTTTGTTAATGCTTTGATAAAGAACTCCCAGTGTCCGACTAGCTTCGGCTTGTGACGGATACCGAGATACTTCCAATGTGACTAAATTGATTGCATAAACAGGTGACTTTGGCGCATTGTTTCTTGCCGTGTGCCCTAATTTGTCTCGGTATGCAATGTTTTCTTGATGTGTACACCAATTAAGGTTACCAGCGTTGTTGTTTGTTCTATCGCAGTCTTTATGGTTGACCTCCAGCATATTATTCGGATTCTGAATAAACGTCTGGGCAACTAGCTGATGAACTGATTTTGTAGTCCACTTCCCATCAATTTGAATTTTTACTTGCAGATAGCCTCTGTTGTTTTTGTATTGTTTTAAAACTCGCCCTTTAGTAAACCATGTTCTATTTTCGCTTGATGTAACCTTATCTAATGTGCGGACATTACCAAACGTTGATACTTCTATTCCTGTGTATTCAGGATGTGCTTTCCAAATTTCTGTTTCAGCCATGACTATTTCTCCTTTTTATCGTTTTCAATCAGTTTGCTGGCGTAGGCAATAAACTTCGTCCAAGATATACCATTTTTTTCTTTTAACGCTTTGAATTTCAAGAAGTCATCTTGATTAACCCTTAAAGTTGGGGTAATTGATTTTTTTGCCATTGTTTTTATTCTCCTCTTCTATTTGTTATTATCATTATACCGCGGTACGTACCGCTAAGTCAATAATTATTTAATTGATTATCAAACATTTTCCTTACTATTTTTCTTACATTAGAAATCAATGAGAAGACACTCTAGAAACACCGGTATAACAAGGTATAGTATATAAAGAATTATTATTTATTTATTCTCTTTAGTGTGTTGTTAGAATGTTAGAAAAATATCCTTGTTTTTTTGTAAATTTATTTATGTATACAGCAAAAAAACTCTAACTTTCTTACAAACCTTGGGACAGTAAGGATGCAAGTGTTAGAGTTTTTTTAGTTTTTCTTACTTTATAACAATTATTGGAGGAAGTTTGGTTCTTTTATAGCTATAATATAACACATTTATAGGATTCCTGCAATCATATCAGGCACAATAATGTCGATAGGTTGACTGTGCATCTTCTTGATTGACCAATCTGATAGATCATTTTTGAATACCGGTTCAGTCTTTCCGGATTCAATATCTTCAATCCGGTTAATCTCACCTTGCAATGATTCAATCATGTCTTGGCTATATTTTACGTTGACCACATCATATACGCGATAATTTAAACTTGATTTGTCAATAGCAACAATATAATAGTGCTCACGATCAGCCATGTTCAAATAAATCAGCGCTTGTGTTAAATAATGTGTGCTGTAAATCCAATCATCATATCCATTTGGACCCCAGACTTTGTCGAAGTCTTTAACAGTAACAAATTTATAATCAAGGATCGCGTCATCACTGATTAAATCGAAGCGTCCTTCAAATACCCCGTTATCTGCTTTCTGCTCCGTTTTAAAGTCTCCTTGGATAATTGAACCACGTATGTGTTTGGCAAGCTCTATCGAGCTGATAAGTGTCTTAAACGCTGCTTTAGTACCTGCCTCTTCAATTCCACGGCGATAAATTGATTTTTGCTCGTCTTCGGTAAGTTGAGGCTTTTCACCAGCCAATTCGGCATGAGCAACTTTACCATATACCAAAGCGTCATTCGGTTTAGTGTCGTAAGCTTCGGGATCGTGTAGAACGTAATGCGCATAGGCGCGTGCTTCGTTTTCTAAATATCTTGAAATTCTCGTAAAGCTATATGATGTCATACTAATATCCTTTCTTAACTCCTGTTGGTCAGGCACGCTCCTTTTCAATGAGTAGTCGTTCAAACGATTTTGCGTAGTTATCATTGGTATCAAAGATGCTGTAGATTAATTCTTGCAAATCTTCCTTATTGGCTGATGTAATAGCCATGTCAATCTGATAATTGATATCTTCGGGATCTCGTTCGTTAATTTCGACACCTAAAAGATCCCATTTATGCCACTCAATGTTGTCATTTGTGAATGGAGTTCTGATTTGTGATTCTGTACTTGCTACCATACCGTTTTCAATAGCCATTGCAGTAGCCCCCTTTTTGTTTTAGAATAACTGTATAAATTGTTTGTATAACTAGTTAATTCGATATTCGTCAGGTACAACTGATGAGTGTCTTTTTTATTGTCTTTTTTCATAATCTGCCTCCTAAAGCATGATTAAAATAACTAATGCTGCTGAGATAAATCCTAAAATATAAACTAGTAAATATTTCATAAATGCTGTATCTGTCATTATCCAATCCCCATTTCTTCCATTTGCTCTACTCAATCTAATTAACTCACCACCTTATTGTTGGTTCAAACTTAATACCAACATCTTTTTTCAAAATATTTCCAGTCTTTGGACTGAATTGATAGTGTGCATATTTGTCTTTTTTAAGCTTGATCACAACATGACCATCATTAGTCATTTGTTCAGATTCAATTTCGCCAACTTTATGTTCAATCTGTTTTTCAATGTCTTCTGGTAAGAATGTTCTTAGTTCGGAACCAATCCATCCTGATTTAATATCTTTGTGATAAAGCAATTCACCAGTAGCTGGATTGTATTTATATATTTTTGGCTTACTGTCGGTCTCAATATTTACCCATCCATCAGCACGCCAATAAGCAACTACATTATCTGCAAACTTGGATTTAATATATTGAGATAATTCATATATTGGTGACATTATTGTTCACTCCTTATTGTGTCATGGTATTCTGCTAACGCATGTACCGTTGACCATGTAGCATTTTCTAGCATTCCGTGGCCTTGGCGATAGTTGCTAATCATTTGGCGTGATATACCTGTTTTTTTCTCAATATCTGCCGCCTTGTAATCTCGATCATCAATAATACGGCCTGCCTTTTCTAATTCGTTCATGTTAATCCTCCTTTCTTTATTACAATTACATTGTACAATACTATTTACAATTTGTAAACCCAAATTTACAAAATAATCAAAATAAAAAAGCCCCAATCCAATTAAGGGCTGAGGCTTGATGTAATGTTTATTTAAATGTTCCCCAATAACTAGTCCGTTTGTTGCCATTGGCGTTACCAGTAGGAAGATACCCATATCCATTAGCGCGAGGCTGACGAATCCAGACATACCCACCAGAATAGCCGTAAGCATTGTACTTAACCACACTGCCTTTTTTCAGTACGGCCAAAAGTGGAGATTTAACACTTGCAGAACCAGATCTCAATTTAATACCCGCTGGATCAGTAATTGTGAATGTTCCAGTTTGTGCAATCCACTTAATTCCAGTTGATTGTGTGGCTGCTGGTTTACTTACTGCTGGTTTGGTAGCAACAGAACTGCCAGCGCCGTTAGCAATGTCTTTAGCCAGTTGTGTCTTATCAACGCCGATTCGTTTTAGTGCACCATATGGATCACTGTGGTCAGTGCCACCCAGATTATGTGATACCCAGTTATGAGTTTTAACACCATTACCGGCAGTATCTAGAGTCAATGGAATACCATATTTCTTAGCCATATTGCGTGCCAGCTCAATATAAGTATTATAAATACGCCGTTGTTTGGCAACGTCTGCAGATTCTTCCATCTCAATCTGCACTGGTGATAAACCGTTAACCCTGGGACCAGCGCCCCAAGCCACATATCCTGGTGTACCAACTTGATAAACGACTCCGTCACCGGCAATAAAGTGAACATAAGCTGTGTTCCACGTACGTTTTTCATATGCAGCGTTGTTTTTAGCGCTGGCACCCACATTAGCGGTTGAGTGTAAGATCAAATACTTATTGCTGGCCTTTTTGCTGGCGCCTTCTTTAGAAGCTAAAGCGAAACTTTTATCAATTGTATAAGCCATTATTTGTTACTTCCTTTCTTTAATACCAATTCGCTATCACTAGCGCCACTGGTAGTTGGATCAACCACAATCCCTAGCAATGCTAATAAACCAAACACAGCGTTAACTACAGCCGTGAGTTGAACACCTAAACCTGTAATGTCCCAGTTGTAACCAAACGGTGTAGCTACAGTTTGTGCCAACAATAAAACAGCCGGAACTAAAGCCAGCCAAAACTTCTTACTTTTAATTCTGATTTTCCAATTAATCTTCATCTTTATCACGTTCCTTTCTTAAGGATTCATTTTCTTTTCGTAATCGTTCATTATCGGTGGCTATTTTATCATATAAATCTGATAGTTCATCATGCTTCGTCTTGCGTTTGGATTCTAGAAAACTAAACCATGATACTAAGCCACCGATAATCACTGATATATACGGTGCAAATGCGACCAGTACATCATGTGTGTTACTATCCATGGCGTGTATCACTCCTTCGTGCACATATTAGCACAAAGGCTGTGATGATTGTGTTACTGATCCAACTTATATACACCCCTGTGGCTACCCAAATAACGAACTGATATGTGGTTAAGAAACCCATTAAAAAAGCCGTAGCTGTTAATAGCCTACGGTTCCATTTAACTGATTCATCCCCTTCAAACACCCATACTAATAATGTGGTGCCATCAAATACAAACAATGCACCCCAGATGTCATCGTTCACAAAATTAATTTCATTCGGCGGCCACGTAAAAAAATGATTATTAAGAATCAGCCACAAACCAATCACAATCATACCAACCCCTAGTACAATATGTGTAGGGTGGGTTCTAATTTTATTGATCAATATGCCTTACATCTCCTCCCATTGACTGATATTGTTTTTATGGTTTCTGTTTTGAACTGATATTCTTTAGCAAATTGATCAGTTAAATCTTTTTCAATTCTGTTAATCTCTGTTTTCGATAACCTTAACAAATCAATGCCGCAATGCCAATCCATTTATCTCTCATTTTTACCACTCCTAAGCTACGTAATCCGTGCCAGTTAATTCCTTGAAATCAGCAGCAGTAATATAGGCAACTGAAACAAATAACTTTAAATTATCAGCTGTATATAATCCCATTTTGTAGTAATTTTTTACATAATTTCCCATTATTTTGTACCTCCATCATTTGTGTTCGCACTTAATTGTGCTGTTGCCAACAACAATTGAGCGTTAAGTTGATCTTGTTGTGCTTGCTTTAACGTCAATTGTGCTAATTGAATATCTGTAGCCGTTGGTTTTGGTGCCAGTTCTGGATGTGCCTTTAAGTTAGCGG